CACAACGCCAGCCGGGCGCGCTGTGGTGGCCGCTGAGCAGCGCAAGCCGCGCGCGAAAGTGGCAGAGGTTAAGCACGCGCCCGCGCCGTTTGCAGGCCAGCACGCGCCCAAGCGGACGGCGGATCAAATTGAGGCGCGGCGACGGGCGATCGAGGCAGCCCTGCTAGACGAGGGCAAGATTCTGGCGCTCTTCAGCGATGGCCGAGGCCGGACTGCTGGCGACGTCCTGCAAAAGCTCCCGGCGATAAAGGGCTATACGTCAGTCCTGCGGTCGCTGGTTGTCGAGGGCCTGCTGACCCGCGGCTATCCGCAAAACGCCGTGAAAATGTATGTGTACAAAATCACGCCGCTTGGGATGGCGGAAGTCGGCGGGACCGCAGCATGAATCGGCCCCGCAATACGGACCGCCGCAAACATTCCTCGGTAGCCGACGCGGTCACGGCATACGTGAGCGATAACCCAGGCGCGACGGTCCGAGCCGTGGCGGGGGCGCTATTCCCCCGCCATGCCAACGGCGGCATCCCAGCCGCGCAGGGCGTCCTCTCGTGGCTGATGAAGCGCGGCCTAGTCGTGCGGCAGTCATTCGGGCCTAACATCGCCGCGCGCTACAACGTCAGGGCGACTCGCGCGGCCCCTGAAACGACCCGCATCAACGGCGTGAGCTTAGTCCGCGCCCCTTGGGAGGTAGCCTCGTGACCGATTACCCCGCGGCCATCCTCGCCTACCTCCGCCAATGCAACGCTCCGAGCTACCGCGACACGTCGCGGCACGCTGTGACCTATTCCGCCACCCGTCCGCAGCGTGCTGGCGTTATGACCGGCCTGCACGGCGTTAGCCTGCGCCACACGGCAGCTAAGCACATGGAGGCGGCAGGGGTAGCGCCCCAGACTAGCGGGGCCGTGGGGGCGCTCACAAGAGCGGGCGCGGCATACTCCGCACTTGCAGCGCGACGCCACGCCTACCGCGAGGACTTTCTTGGCGCGGTTGACGACCGCTCGCCGCACGCTGTGGACGAGGATTGGCACGGGGTGGGAGGCCGGATTTAGCCGAAATAAAAGCTTGCGCGCCGGGGGCGATTGCCCCATGTTGGTTTCAGCGGGGCAGCACGCCCCGGCACGCAGGGAGATAGCGACATGACCGGCACAGATAAGCAGATCGCATGGGCGGCGGAAATCAAAGCAGCTTCAATAGCTGCTTGGCATGAAATTGACGCCGCAAACCGCGCGCAGACGCGAAAGTCCAAGGCCCGCTTCGCGAGCAACCCCGACAGCTCAAGAGCCGCGGATAACGCCGCCGCCGACCTTGAAGCAGAGACTGGTTTCGATGCGTTGGTTTGCGCCGCTTTAAGCGTGACAGGCGCTGCTGAATGGATCAACAGCCGCGCATTCGGCAACATTGCCAATCCCCACCTCGTCACGCTCCGCAGCAAGCCCGCGCCCGAAATGCGCGAAATCGCCGAGCAGATGATTTCTGACTATCGGAACGCGGAATGAACCACACCGAAGTTAGAGCGGCCCGGCTTTCGCTGGGCCTTGAGCCGGATCAGCTTGCCAAGATGTTGGATGTTGGCACGCAAACGGTAACGCGAATGGAATCGACCCCAGACCGAAGCAAGCACCGCAAGCCCGCAGTCCGAATGATCCGGCTGATCCGGGCATATCTTGACGGACACCGGCCCGCCGATTGGCCGAAAAAGGAGGGGAGAGCATGAACACGCATGACGCCTATCTCGCCGCAATGGCGCTCCGCTGGAGCGGCGCCCCGCACCTCAGCCACACGCGCCAGACGTTAGGCCACCACGGGGCGGCTGCGGCGATCCTCGCACACGCGCTATGGCCGGATGACGCCGAGGTGTTGTGGGCCTGCATCGCGCACGACCTTGGCGAGAGCGCCACCGGCGACGTGCCGTCACCCGCCAAGCTTGCGAACCCAGAGCTTGCGCTGATGCTCGTGAGCATCGAGGGCGCCGCGCTCGACGCCATGGGGATCAGGTATCAGCCGAGCGACCGGCTCGACCTCGTGGACCGCCTTGAGGCCTACCTGTGGATGATGCACCACGCCCCGGCGCAGCGCCTCACACCCGAATGGCGAAAGTCGCTCGCCTGGATTGAGGGAATGGCGATTGAGCAGGGCGGCGGCGTCGCAAACGCGGTGCAGGTGATCTTGAGCGATGCGCGGAAGTCGGCGGGCGTTGTGGACGTTGCGCCGGTGGCGCGCGGCTGGTGGCAGCGGGTTTGCGAGCGGTTCAAAACGGCCATGACGCCGCCACACGAAAGGCCGGGCCAAGTCGGCTTTTCGTCAACGGCGGATCGCAGCATAGATGCCTGCAACCAAGCTTGGCGCGAGGGTGCGCTTGTGCATTGGGGAGACGTAAACCCATACCGGCCCGAATCAATCGAGCACGCACACTGGGAAGACGGCTTCGCATTTACAAAGGCAGAGACGAAATGAACGACCCTGTAACGTCCCCGGCGCACTACACGGCGCACCCAATCGAAATCATAAATCTCTCGCGCCGCCTGTGCGGTCCGCTCGCGCAGATCGTGCAATACGTGATGCGCGCGCACCTCAAGGGCGAGGAACTGCAAGACTTGCGCAAAGCGTTATTTTGGGCGGATAACCTGATTGCGGCAATGGCGAGCGAGCCTGTGGCGCTGGCGTGCATGGCTGAGCCTGATTTCAGCATGGCGGAGTTTACGCGGCAAATGCGCGAGGGCCGCGGCTTTATCGTGCGGCGCGCATGGCGAGCGGCTTGGGTTTGGGGGCGTGACGAATCTCCGATTGCGCATCTGGTAGACATGCGCGACGCCATCGCGGCGGAAATTGCGCTGATGGAGGGCGGGGAATGACGGTCCGACCGTGGAAGCCGTCGCCAACCAAAGCGCGCAAGGCGGCAGCGGTTGAGCGCGTGACTCTCGCGCAACCCGAGGCCGCGCCAACGCCTGAGCGGCAGGCCAAGGGGATGAGCGCAGGCCCCACGGTGTGGCGCGACGACTGCCAGACGCCGCTACACCGGGCGCGACGATATTGCAAAATCAGTGATCGGATGTTTGAATCCGGCGAGGAGTATATCGCGCTGCGCCGTGCTGCGATGGCGGTGCGGGGGTGCGCCAGCGGTCGGGACTCGCTTGATTTTACTCGCTACGGCGAAAGCGAATCCGGCCCCGAATACGCCGCCAGGATCGAGCAGCGCGACACCAAGTGCGGGCGGGTGCTAGGCCCGCTGAGGGGCGCGGCGGAGTCTTTCCTGATTGACGAGTGGCAGCCCCAGCGCGGGTTCGATCTGAAATACGTGTGGTGGCAGGATGCGCGTGCCGCCTTGGTGGTGTTAGAGGTGTTTTTTAAAGGGGCCAACGCATGACCAAACTTGACGGCGAAAACCTCGTTAAAATTTACGAGGTGACGGGATCGGGCGGGCGCGATGATGCAGATTTCGCAATCCTGGCGCGAATGGGTGGCGGTCGGGTATTTCAAACCGAGTTGACCGAGCACGGCGTGATATTTGTTGACGGGTGCGATAAAGCATTTGCGGAGATATTTACCGCCGACGAAATTGACGCGCTGGCGCTAGAAATTGCTCGGCTGGCAGCGCTGTGCAGGGAGGTCTTGAGCCATGGCGGATGAAGTGACGGTTGGCCCGTGGCGCGTTATCACCGGCGACGGCGAGAGCGCCGCGGACGCGCTCCTAGAGGCAATTATGGAGGCAATCTATAACGCTGAGGGCGGCGTGACCGACTTTGAAGCGCTGGGCGCGCTAGAGATGGCGAAGCATGAGGTGATGCAAAAGATTTACGATCCCGACGACGACGCTTGACCGCACGGGCGACCCGTGCAACATTGGCTTTGTCGGGTCGTCATGTGCCTGTCTCCTCCTGTTGCGACTTCCGCCTCCTGCCAACGCGGGGGGCGGTTTTTTATTGCCCGGCGTAACCACTTGACGCGCTGCAACGTTTGCGATACCGTTTGCTCAATCTCTACTTTTGCGCCCGCCGGTTAATGCCGCGCGGGTGTTTCGCGTTTAGGAGGCCCCGCCGCGTTAAGCGCTGGGGATAGCGCCAATGGCAGCACGTGGTCGCCCCGCCGGTTTTAAAATGTCAGACGAGCATCGGAGTAAAATCGCAAACTCTCAAATCCTCAATCGGTTAATCTCACATGCTGTTGGAGATATTGAGCTTTCCGCAACGCAAGCGGCGACCGGCATTGCGTTGCTGAAGAAGGTGATGCCAGACCTGCAATCCGTTGAAATCAGCGGAACGGGCGAAGACGGCGCAATCGGGATCACGTTCAAAACGATCTATCAAAGCGAGTGACGGAACACGTTTTTAGGGTCCGCCGCTATCAGCGCGCCCTTCACGAGTCGTGGATCACGCTAAAGAAAAAGCGATTCATCGAGATTGCTCATCGACGCTGGGGCAAAGACGAAATCGCGCTTACGGTCACGCGAGACCTAGCGCTTCAACGGCCAGCGTCTTACTGGCATTGCCTCCCGGAATACGCTCAAGGACGGAAAGCCCTGTGGACCGCAGTCAACCCGCACACCGGCAAGCGGCGCATTGACGAGGCCTTTCCGCCCGAAGTGGTGGAGACCCGCAACGATCAAGAGATGTTCCTGCGCCTGAAGAACGGCGCGACCTGGCAGATCGTCGGGTCGGATCGGTATGATTCTCTCGTCGGCGCTGGCGTTGCTGGCGTTGTGTTCTCGGAGTGGGCGCTCGCCAATCCGTCGTCGTGGGGCTACATTCGCCCGATGATCGAGGAGAATGGTGGATGGGCCGCGTTTATTAGCACGCCGCGCGGTAACAACCACTGCAAGGCGATGTTTGACCACGCTCAGGGCAGCGATAAGTGGTTCGCCGAAATCAGCAGCGTCACCGACACGGGCGCGGTTACCGCTGAGGCTCTAGAGGAGGCTCTTGCGGAATACCGCGCCATCTACGGCGGCGACCTTGGGCTTGCCATCTTCGAGCAAGAATATTTGTGCAGCTTCTCGGGCGCTCAAATCGGCGCTTATTGGGGGTCGGAAATGTCCCGCGCCGAGAGAGAGGATCGCATTCGAGAGGTTGAGATTGATCACGATCACCCCGTTCACACGGCGTGGGATTTGGGCAAAAGCGCAAACAACCCGATATGGTGCTTTCAGGTCATCGGCAACCAGCTTCGCATTGTCGACTTTCACAGCCCGGACTCCGACGACTTGGCCGATTGGGTCGAGTGGCTGAATGCGCGCGGCTACAACGGGACCGACTACGTGCCGCACGATATCATGGTGACGGAATGGGGCAGCAAGCGGACGCGATACGACACGCTCAAGTCGCTAGGCCGCAAGCCTAAGCGCGTGCCCCGTGTGAGCGTCGCTGACGGCCTGCAAGCCGGGCGGGATACGATCAACGCGGCGGTGTTCGCCTCGCGCTGCGGGACCGGCCTAGACGGGCTAAAGTCATACCGGCGCGATTGGGACGATGAGCGAAAATGTTTTCGAGAGACGCCGGTTAAGGATTGGGCCGAGCACATCGGATCGTCTTTTCGGTACCTAGCGCTCTCGTGGCGTGAGGTGGTCGCGCCTAAAGAACGCGAAGTGAAAAAGACCGACCTGCAATATGCGGTTGACGATAGCGGCGTGATCCGGGCGAATATGAGCGTGCGCGAGGCCGTCGAGGCCCGCATGAAGGCGAGAAGGAGGGCCGATTGATGGACGCCACGGAAAACGCACGCGAGGCCGTCAGGCTTGCATTCAACCAGGCGCGGGGCTTTACGTTCGCCCGGTCCAAAGGGGGCGCGGCGTTTCACGTCATGACCCCGGACAGCGCGTTTGTCCTGGGTGCTGGGGCTTGCTCAATCCCGAAAAGCCGTGAGGCTGCCGTCGCTCTGGCGAACGCGGCGGAGGTGCTTCTGTGATCGACGGCGGCGAATACGGGGATGAAAGCAAGGGCGAAGGCCCCTCGAAAATGTCGCCTGACGACCTGCGCAAGCTTGGCAAGAAGTGGTGCGAGCGGATTCGTGCGGCTGAGAAGCGCGAACAAGACTGGATGGACGAGGCGGAAGCCGCTGAAAAAGCTTATACCGTCGATACCTCGTCCGAATCTCGCGGCGAGATTCCCGATTTTAACATTCTCCACAGCAACGTCGAAACTATCGTTCCAGCGATCTATAACAGCACGCCATCGCCAGATATTCGCCCGCGTCACAACAACCGCGACGAGGCGGGCAAGCTGGTAAGCGACCTGCTAGAGCGCGCCATAGCGGTGCAGATTGACGACAGCCGCCTAGACGCTGAAATCGAGGCGCTGGCGCAGGATGCCTTCCTAGCCGGGCGTGGCGTCGTCAGGGTGAAATTCGACGCGAGCGAAGAGCCGCAGCCGCCAATGGAGATGATGGACCCGAACACGGGCGAAATCACCCTGATGGAGCAGCCCGCGAAGGTCGTCGGCGAGCGGGTGATGTTCGAGAATGTCTCGTGGCGCGACTTTCGGTGCGGCAACGCCAAGCGGCTGCAAGACCTCCCGTGGGTGGCGTTTCGCCATTGCCTGACGCAGGAGGAGGCGGAAAAGATTGACGCCGACCTGTTCGATCAACAGCGCGAAGGCGAGTCATATGGCGATGATGATTTCGATTTAGACGTTTGGGAAATTTGGTGCCGCGAAACGCAAAGCGTGTATTTCGTCACTGACGACGGGTCTAAGGTTCTCGGCGTGACGGGCGACCCGATGGGGCTGAGCGGGTTTTTCCCGATGGCGTTGCCGGTGCAGCCAATCCGGGCGACTGGTCGGATCATGCCGGTTTGTCCATACACCGTCTATAAATCGCTCGCGCAGGAGCTTGACCAAGTCACGCGCCGCATTCGCGCCATTACATCGGGGCTGAAGGTCGTAGGATTCGTTGCGGGGCCGACTGGCGACCTTGAGCGCTTGGCCGACCAGGAAGATAACACGCTTGTTCCGATTGCCAACCTTGAGGGCATTGCAGCGGTAGGCGGCATCGACAAGGCCATTATGTGGTGGCCGGTTCAACACGCCATCCTTGTGCTGCGTGAGCTTTACGTGGCCCGCGAACAAGTCAAGCAGGGGATCTACGAGATCACCGGGATCAGCGATATCATTCGCGGTCAGGGCGCGGCAAGCGAAACGGCCACGGCGCAAAATATCAAAACGCAATGGGGAAGCCTGCGCATTAAGAAAATGCAGCGGCTTATTGAGCGCCAAGTCCGCGACCTGTTCGTTATCACGGCTGAAATCATCGCCATGCACTTCTCAATCGAGACGCTGCAAAAGATGGCTGGCATAGAGATTCCGCCCGAGGCGCAGCGCTTGCTTCAAAAACCGCTGGACCACTATCGGATCGACG